AGTTCCAGAAGAGGATTGCCCACCTTTTGAAAGATATTCGGGGGACCAGGAAAAATTCATCCTCATGAATCAAGCTCATGACCAATGGGAGAGTTGGGTGCCACAAAATCCGGCAGAAGAGATGTTAAAAAATGCTATTAATAGTAATGGGCACCTCTGAACCCGAAGGATGGTCTTTTTCAAATACTAAATTCAAAATATATGAATCAGGATCCAGTTCTAGTGAAGATTCTTCAGATGATGAAGAATTATTTTCGAAAATGAAAACAATAAAAAAGAAAAAATTCAAAAAAGTCGTAGAAAAGCAGGAGCTGTTACCTGAATAATTTTCTCAGGATAAACTATATACAATGTCCGCCGTTTCCTCTGCTATCAAGACTGTCGATCTCGTGACCCAAGAGCTTCAGACCCAGACCCTCAACTCCATCGTTGGTGGCTTCTCCTTCGCGGCGGCCATGTCTTGGATGGATTTCATCCGTTGGTCGATTACCCAACTCATTAAGGTCCCCAAGAATGGTGGTACCCAGTACGCGCTCATCGCCATTCTCACCTCCCTCCTCTCTGTGATTGTCTATCTCGTGATCTCGAACATCAATGGTCGTGTCCAGAAGCCAGCGCAGCCAGTCTATGCGATCACTCGGTAATTTTCCTTCGATACCCTCGACGCCCACCTTTCATGAAAAATATGAGGAGGAGTCCAAATATAACGATCAATACAATGTAGGTGTATTCTCTTTTCCATCTATAAACATTCTTCACCTCAGGAATGCTTATAGATTCTTCCTCTATAGTCTCGATTGGGACTTTTGATAGTCCCTCTAATTTATCGGTGGAACAGGTAATTTCAAATTTCAGTACATGATCTTGATTTCTAAAATCATATGGAATGAGACGACCGTGACTCATGTAGAAAAATTCAACGCGAATATCTTGTACAAATTTTTTGGGTCCAGAATGAAAATGGTGGATCACTAGATCATCTGCACCGTTAAAGTTTATAAAGTCTGAACCATCCATAAGAATGTGACCCGTGTAAAACGGGGTTGATGAATATACATCTTGAATAAACTCATCCGATCCGGAAGTTAATTTTAGAACCAATGAGTTGGGACCATGGAGATTGATGAACCCAGATGTAATTTCACCATTTGCATTTGAACTAAAGTCTTGAGAACTAAAGCCCATGAGTTGATGCGGTGTCGTCATAAGGGATGAGGCACTTTGATATCCATTTGTTCCTGAATGAAACTCGAATGTAAAGGCGTTGGATGTTCCCACGTTTGAAAAGTTCAAACTCTGAGTTTCTTCGTCATACACAACTAAACTTACATTGGAATCTGGTGGTGCGAGGAGTGTTTCAAGATCTTCAGCCAGGACGTAACCATTCGCGTAGTTTGTTTCATTGAGTGTGAAAACATTTCCATCGACACTAAATGTCTTATTGGTAGCACACGATGTCAGCTGAGGTGTAGGAATCCTCGCAGAGACCAGTTTAAATTGGGACACGTCATAAATTGGGTTCTCTAATGTAACAACGTAGTTGTTCGCATGTGAATATACATTCGTAAGACGCTCACTACTATCAATCGAGAGGTTATACACCTTCATTAAAATACAGGCACAATATTTTAATGAATGTTTTTGTCTAATATCTAAATACTTACTGGTAGATTCCATGAGCGAGGGGGTTGTTCTGGAGCTGGCGCTTGGCGATATCCAAATCACACGCATTTGGATTTGCGTTACCCTTGTAGGCGTTGAATTGGTGGATTGGCTTCTGCTGGTATTGTTGAGTCCAACCACCGTTGGCAGCATTTACACGACCATCGATGCGAGTCGTATCTGATCGAACCGAAGTGAGGCGACCACCCTGTTTGAGGGCACTCTCACGGACATTCATACGACCCGCGTTACCCATCCTGTTGGGCTTACCACGACGATCTTCGGGACGGAAACCATACTTCATGAGCTCCTCGTTGGTCTTCGCAGTCACCTTGGCAGCGGCACCATTCGTGTAAGCGCCTTGGAAATTTGTAATACCCGGTGCAGGTTGGTTGTAGTAGTTGTACTGGGAATCGTTGCGGTCACTCTTAAACCGTGTAGGATCTTGAGACATTGTCTGAGCGGAAACGAAACGCTTGGCGCCATTGAAACCAAGTCCATCTGTGCGGAGACCAGTTTCCGATCGGTTTGTCGTGCGCTTAGTTCTCTCATGTTCGTTACGTGGGACCACACCCGACATACCTTGGGCACGCCCCGGCATTGTAGGCAGACGGGAAGGGAGGAATGAAGTTGTTTCTGGTTTGTTGTGGGTAAGTTCTCCGACGACGGCTGATCGACCACCAGTGATGTCAGCAGCTGGACCAGATCGTCCAGGGAGTGTAGTCAATCTGTACTCACCAACATTCACAGGATTCACTCTGAACATTTGCTGATACCCACCAACGGCTGGGGTATCTGCACTTACACCGAGACCTGGTCCGACAAGTTGTTTCTCTACAGGTGAGAGGTTATTCATTCGACCCTGGTCGTACATACGGTTTCGCATGTTTAGTATTTCCTGACCACCACTTCGTTGTTGTATGGAGATGTCGGCGAAACTCTCCATCTCCCTTTTTTGAGGTACTCCGTTCATAGGACTAAATTCATTATTTTGGACTTCTACTATGGGACCTTTGGCTACCGTTTGTTGGACCTCCTCCACGGGTGGTGGTGGTGAGTGAAACAGACTTAGTACTCAAAGTTCGACCAGCGTATATTAAACCGGCAACAGCCATGAGCGAAATGGGATCAGCCATTCTTACTTCTTGCCGATATTTTTATTAGCGTACCTCTGCTGAAAAAGACCATTTTGGAGATCGGCACGGGTGCTCGCGGGTTCATACCTCATGGTACGGAGGGGAACTTTACATTCCATGTTGGACAGGGGGAACAGACGGCGCTCGTAGGTTTGGACGATGTTCTTGTTGAATCGGGATGTGGATTGTGGGCGAAGTTGGTCACTCGTGTCGATGTACTGGGCTGGGGAGCCCTTACCCGCCATGTAGGGGGCGGTACCATAGAGCATGGTGTTGGGACGGCAGTCGCCACAGTTCGTACTACTGGGCTGGGGATATACGAAAATTTCATCAGTCGCCTTAACAGCGGGGAGAGCACCCGAATTTTGAACTATAGAAAGGCCAGGTTGAAGCTGATATGCCATTTTATTATTACATAAGAATTTTAATCTACTCTACCTCGCAAACATACCCGACCGCTTGTCTCCATCTGATCCCAATCCCGCGAATGCCTCGAGCTGGACCCCTCTCGCGTTTGGATCACAATATCTACTGTCACTCCTGCACATGGGTCCATTCTTGGGACCATATAACCATTCCGCAAACTGCGTTTGATCACCTGGGATTTTCGACACTGGGTTGGTGACAAACTGTCGATTTACCGCATTTTGCATATACTTGGGGAGGGGGGAACGCGAGCGCCCACTATCCATGGGGATCCTACTACTCGCGTTTGATTTCACAGTGGAATAATAACACGCCTCCAATCTGTTTGGGGCATCGGTAAAGTCAGTGATGAGAACGTTACCCATTGGGTTTTCCTCGGTTGGCATCTGACACGGGACCTCACCATCCACTGTATAACTCGCCGTGTTCATTACCATCTTAGACTTATAAAGAACATACACAACTGAAAGAACGGTCGCACCTAACACGAAAATCCTGGGGTCCCTGCGAATAAGGTAAATCAGACAACTCGCATAAATGATAAAACGAGAAGCAGCGTTGATGCGATCTTCTGGTGTTTGATCACTGGTTGGCCAAAACTCGGAAACCTTATCAGCCCTGATGAGTTGTTGGGGATCCTCAAACCAAACTTTCATTTAGTATAGGTGGAGGTTTATTTTTTAGGGAGACTACCAAGCATGTTCCCCATCATTTTCATAAGTGCATCCTGGTTAAGTTCCCCCCCATCACCATCCTGCATCTTGTCAGCGCATTCCTTCGCGATACCCTCAATCATCTTCAGCGTGTCGTCTGGGATTGAGGTAATCGTAGTGCCAAGCATATACAGAGTCTGGAGATACTGCCATGTCGCAGCCTTTGTATTGACTGACATCCTCTCCCAGTATGACTTAATGTTGAGGTCCTTTAGGAAATCAATTGTATTCATCTCGTTGAGAAGAAAGTTGTCATCCTTCGCGGAAATCTTATCGGCGTAGGGAGAAACACCCTTCATGAAACCATCAACAACGAGGCGTGGGTTGGTCGTCTTCAGTAGGTCGAAGGAAGTCATCATTTTTTTAATGCCTTTTTCATCTGGAAAAGTCTTGTGCAATTCCACAAGAAATTGACCCATCATATCGTTAAACGCAGTAACGGATGCCATTTTCTTATTCTATTCGTGTAATCTTTAAGTTTAGAAAGGTTCTGAGGAAATAGATTCTTTTTGTCCAATACCACCAGATACTATGGCAAACACGAGAATCGCATTGAGGACGGCGGGCTTGGTGTATTTATTGAGTTCCAACTTACCTTCATTATTGAGGTGAGCCTTCAAATGAATATATGTCGCGGTAAGACCCGCCGCGATGAGAGCAGCACTCACGGGGTCTCGAAGATAGTCAGAGAGTTCCATTTAATTATAGGCAACTTTTTTTGTACGCTGCTCTGGTGCATCCCCAAAGAAAACATCATCCGCGACATCTTCGCCTGGCTGTTCCGGTTCGGGGTTCGGGGCTTGAACACCTGGGACGGTTTTGAATTCATTCTCGAGACCAGTTGGTTCAGGCTCTGGTCCCAGCTCTGGCTCTGGCTCTGGCTCTGGTCCCAGCTCTGGTCCCAGCTCTGGTCCCAGCTCCGGTCCCAGCTCTGGCTCTGGGAAGGGATCTTCCTCACCTTCGAGCACATCGGGATCAATGCCATCCTGAATATCACCATCGAGGGAGATGTCTCTCGTTTCTTGGGACATGTAGGTCTGGAGAATCTGCTGTACGGGGATGAGCTCCTTGACTGTGTTCTCTATACAGAGGGAGAAACGAACAGTCAATTTCTCATCCCTTAGGTACTCACTCTGCTCCTCACTGAAAATATAGGGGTCTTTGTAGAGGTCCTTGGCGATGTTGTTGTAGCAGGTTTGAATGAAAACCTCCGTAGTGGGAAGTTTGAGAGAAATCTTCTTATTATCAGCCTTGAGACGAACGGCTGACAGAATCTTCGTACAAGCGACAAATACAGCCGCCAACAAATCATTAAACCACGCGCACCTGTTGGCAATGTTATCCGAATGATTTTTCGACATCGCATTGGACCAGTTGGGAACCTCCTTGAGCAATTTCTGATACATTATGAGAACTTTTCGCCCCTTGGAGAGGGACACAGATTCGTTGTACATGTCCTGGAAGACTTCAATCATAGCTGGGCACATGATGAAGCACATCTGCCCCAA